ATGGGCGTGGGTGGTCTCGTGGCGCGCGGTGCGGGCGTGGTGGCTTTGGGCGTAGGGGCCAAAGAGGTATGGGACATCCAGCAAGGCGATTTGCCCGCCGACGAGAAGGCGCAGGCCACCACTCAGGCGGTGGTTGGCGCAGGTGGCGGTTTTGGTGGTGCGCTGGTGGGCGCTAAGGCCGGCGTGGTGTTCGGCCCGTGGGGTGCAGCCGCTGGTGCCATCGGCGGTGGCCTGTTTGGCGGCTTCCTGGGCGATGAGCTTGGCGAATACCTGGGCAAGCACATCTTCAAACGCGAGACCGATGGCGGAAGCGAGGCCTACCCGACGCTCACGGGCGGATTCTCGGATGTGCGATCGGCCATGGAGGCCGCGCGGGCCGAACCCCGGGAGTTGAAGATTACCGTCGACGTGAAAAACGGAAACATCGTTGCCGCCGTCAACGAAGAGAACGCCCGACAGGCAAGGAGGAACTGATGAGCTGGGAACAGAACCTGCAGGACGCCTCGTTCAAGGGTGTGCGCTTTGATTGCGTGATGACGCGCGAGCTCGATGAGCGCGACGTCGCCGAGTACCTGTATCCGTACCGCGATGGAGGGGTCACCGAAGACCTAGGCCGCGGACTACGGCGCCTAGACCTGGTCGCCGTGCTCTGGGGCGACGACTACGACAGCCGCCTGCAGGCGCTGCTCCAGAAGTTGGAGGAGCCTGGCCCGGGCGAGTTGATTCATCCGATCTACGGCGCCATGCCCGATGTGCAGCTCAAGGGCAAGCGCGTCGAGCACGAAGCCGAGCGGCCCAATTACGCCACGGTCTATTTGACCTTCCTGGAGGGCGGCGAGGAGAACCCATTCTTCGTTCGCCAGTTGCCGGCACAGAAGGCGGATTCAGCGAGCCTCTTTGCTCAGTACTCGGCCGATCTGGGCGCAAGCGACTTTGCCAGCTTCATGTCCAGCCTGAAAACCAAGCCGGATTTCCTGGTCCGTTTGAACGCCATCAGAGATGCCGCGTCCACTGTGCTGAGTTCAGTTCGGGGCCTGGTTGACCACTGGGTTACCACCGGCCTGGATATCGCGAATTTTCCTAGGGCGTTCGTCGCCGATCTCGCTGGCGGTCTCAAGAGCCTGGTCAACCTGTCGCGCCTGACGGGTGACGGTCTCATGCCGCGGTGGGGGGCTCTGACGTCCGCGCTGGGTGATGTGGTGAAGGTGCCAAAGGGCATAGCCTCGGGCGACACGCCCGCACGCTTTGACGCCGCACTCGGCGCCGACCGCGCGCCGGTACCCATGCCAGCGGCGGACCTCGCCGCGGTGGATGCGGTCACAAAAACCACTGTCGCAACTGTGATTACGGAGGCGGCGGCGGAAATTTTGGCCGAACAGGCAGAGAACCCCACGCTCGCACCGGCCGAAATCGAACAGATCGCCAATGACACGCGCGAATTGGTGCAGCAAGCGGTGGACGCGCAACGTGATCTGGTTGTCAGCGACAGCCAGACTCCGGGCGGTGCACACGATCCAGATGCGACCATTTCAGGCCGCCTGGACACCGATGCGCAGGCCGACCACGTACATCAGGCCATCCAGCCGCTCAAGGACGCTGCGAAGTCGATCCAGGAGGCGGCTACCGAGGTCATCAATCTGTTGCCGCCCCTGCGCCAGCGCTCGATCCAGAGCCCGGCCAATCTGCGGCTCCAGTCCTTCCGCTGGTATGGGACCCACACCCGGGCGCCGGAAATTGCACGGCTGAACCCGAATCTGCGCAATCCGAACGACCTGCAACCTGGAGATACGTTGTATGGATTCGCAAAGTAAGGCCGACCAGGTCGGCCTGCTGGTCGACGGCAAGGAGCATCAGGTCTGGACGTACTACCGCCTAACGTCGGATCTGCTGACGCCCGCGGATTCCTGGCAGGTCAGTCTTGGTTTGCCGGAAGGCGCGTTTCCTCCAGGCGTTCGACCCGGCGCGCGGGTACAAGTCAGAGTCGGCACCGAGACGGTAATGCAGGGGCGAATCGACGATGTGACGCGCACCGTCGCGCGGCCGGCCCGCAGCTTGGAGATGTTTGGACGCGATGACGCGGCCGTTCTGATCGACTGCTCGGCACCGATCTTCGTCGCCAAGGAGGTGTCGCTGGCAGAGATCCTCGCGAATGTGGTGCGCCCGCTTGGAATCAGCCAGATTCGCATAGAAGCCGATAGCGTCGGTGGCACGACGGAGAAAGTGACCGTCGAACCGGGAATCAAGGCCTGGGATCTCCTTGCTCAGGCCGCAGAGGCCAATGGGCTATGGCCCTGGTTCGAACCAGACGGCACGCTCGTCGTGGGCGGTCCAGACTACACCGTCGAGCCAGCGGCCACCTTGATCGAACGTCGTGACGGCAAGGAGAATAACGTGCTGTCGCTTAGTCATTCTGACTCGATAGCCGACCGTTATTCGGATGTCACGATTCTTGCTCAGGCGCATGGCACGGGCGCGGGAGATGGGAAGCATGGCATCAAGGCTAGCACTCAGGACACCAGCCTGGGCGTGTACCGCCCGCTGATCGTGACCGATGGCGACCTGCAAAGCCAGGAAGTAGCCCGACTGCGGGCGCGCAAGCATCTCACCGATGGTCGTCTGTACGGCCTGACCCTGACAGCCGTGGTTAAGGGACACCGCACGTCCAATGGCGTCCTCTGGACTCCAGGCCAGCGGGTCCACGTCAAGTCGGAAAGTCTGGGTATCGACGCCGTGTGGTTTCTCATGGGGCGAGAGTTCTCGGGCGGGCGAGGAACTCAGACGCTCACCGTGCTCACGCTCAAGGAAGACGGCGTCTGGGTGCTGGATGCGTACAAGAAGCGCACGGGGCGCAAGGGCAAGAAGCTACAAGCGGTGGTCATCGATGTTTCGTGAGATCGATAAGCGGATCAAGCGCGCCTTGGGTGCCGTGCGCCAGGCTTTTCGGATGGTCATCGGCCAGGTCAACAGCGCGCCCGGCGTGCAGTTGGTCACCGGCGATGCGAACGCGGGCGAGCCCGTCCGCGACGCCGAGCTGATGCAGCATTACGGGTTCACGTCTCGGCCGCCGGCGGGAACGATGGCCGTGGTCCTGCCGCTGGGCGGAAAGTCCTCGCACGGCATCATTGTGGCCACTGAAAACAGCGCTTACCGGATCGCCGGTCTGGAGAATGGCGAGCTGGCCATCTATACCCATGAGGGCGCAAAAACGGTTTTCCGTAACGGTCGCGTCATCGAGTCCGACTGCGACATCTGGCGGCTGAACTGCCGTCGCTTCGAGGTGAATGCGTCGGAGCACTCTGATTTCAGCACTCCCGTGCTCGAAACCGACGCGCAGGCGATCGTGCGCGGCAAACTCACCGGCGAGGGCGGCATGGCGCTCTCCGGCGGCCAGGGCGCCCAGATCGAGGGCGGCCTGCACGCCACGCAAGACATTGTTGCGGGATCGGTCAGCCTGCAAGGCCATGATCACCCTGGCGATTCTGGCGGTCTGACCGGCAAGCCCAGAGCATAGTGTGGTGCGAGGGCAATTTTGCCCTCGTTCCAAATACAGAAATACGTCGCGCGGTCAGACTGGCCGCATGGACGTTCAGCTCGACCCCTCCACCGCCGACTACACCGGCCAGCGTATCGACAACCTGGCGAACGCGGTCTACTTACGCCTGTTCACGCCGCTGGGCAGCTACTGGGCCGTCCCAGACATGGGGTCGCGCCTGCATGAGCTGCAGAGGGAAAAGGACGTTCCCCGTGTTCGCATGCTTGCCCGGCAATACGCCGAGCAGGCACTTGCGCCCTTGATCAAGGACGAACGCGCCACCGCCATCAGCGTCACCGCCAGCCAAAGCAGCCCCGGGCGGTGTGGTCTTCGGATCCAGGTGACCGACCGGGGCGGCGTCCTGCATGTGTTCAACCACCATGTGAAGGTCGCCTGATGCCGTATCCGATTCCCGCCTTTGAGGGCATTCGTTCCACTCTGCTACGGGACTTGCAGAACCTGCGCCCGGACGTATCAATCACGGAAGATAGCGACTGGTTCATCCGGGCTAGCAGCATCGCTAGCTGCGCCGAGGGACTGTATGCCCACCAGACCTGGATCGTGCGGCAGATCTTTCCGGACACTGCCGATACCGAGTATCTGGAAATGCATGCCGCGATTCGTGGCCTGCAGCGCAAGGCGGCTGTCGCCGCATCCGGTACGGTCCGGGTCACGGGAACGCCAGGCGCGCAGCTTGCGGCAGGCACTCAATGCAAGGCGCTGGACGGGCGCGAGTACCTATTGGATGCCAGCATCGTCATTGGCGCTGACGGTACGGCCGTCGCAAACATGCGCGCGGTGATCGCGGGTGAGGCGGGCAATGCGCCGGCCGGCCTGCTTCTGACGCTGACCGTCACCCCACCGCAGATCAATGGCCAGACTGTCGTTGTCACCATGGCGGGCGGCGTTGAAAGAGAAACCGATCCGGAGCTCCTGCAGCGCCTGCTGGATCTGATCCGCCGCCCGCCTGCTGGTGGAAACGCTTTTGACTACAAGCGCTGGGCGCTCGAAGTTCCTGGCGTTACGAAAGCCTTTGTCTATCCGCTCCGGCGCGGCCTGGGGACCGTCGATATCGCGATTGTGGCCGGTGACGGCCTGCCGTCCGAGGAAACGCTCGAAGCCGTGCGCACGTACATAGGCGGCAAGCGCCCGGTCACGGCCAAGGGCGTCTACGTTTTTGCGCCCACGCAGCGTCTGGTCAATGTACAGGTTCTCCGAAAAGTCGCCGCCGAGGCGGGTACAGCCGTGGATGCCCAGATCAGGTCTCGGCTAATCGACCAGTTCCATCTCCTGAACCCGGGCGAGAGCTGGATCAAGAGCCGGGCCGAAGCGCTGGTCAGCAACATCGCGGGTGTCGAGGATCGAACGATTCCCGAGCCGGTGGCCAACATCGTGCCTGATGTGAACGAGAACACTGTCGAATGGCTGCGCCTGGGTGACCTCACCATCGGGGCATTGGCGTGAGGTACACCGAGCTGCTCCTGTCCCTGCTGCCGCCCTCAAGCTACTCGCCCTCCGGGGAGCGGATCCAGGCTGAGGCTCGCGCGGAAGCGGGCGTGCTGGAGCGGATCGAGACCGGAGCCCGTCAGGCCCTGACCTCGATCACTCCGATATCGGCGGTTGACACGCTGCCAGACTGGGAGCGTGTCTGCGGGCTCGCGGTTCGTGTCAGTGCCTCGCGCCAGGAGCGCGTTAACGGAGTTCTGGCAAAGCTGCGAGAACTCGGTGGTTTGTCTATCCCGTATTTCAAAGGTCTTGCGCAAAGCCTGGGCTACGACATTGAAATAACGGAGTTTGAACCGTTCTACCTGGATCGAAGCTGCTTGGACCGGGACATCCTTTATGTCCCGGATGTTGTTTGGGTTTGGCAGGTGTCCGTCACTGGTGGCCAGGTCCGCGCATTTCCGTTTCATCTGGACTTGTCGTCGGTAGATGAGGCGTTGTTGTCATTCAGTGACGCAGTCATCGAAAGCTACTTCAAGGACCTCAAGCCCGCGCACACCTTTGTATTGTTCGACTATCAGGAGCATCTGTCGTGAGAATCCCCAACACCGAAACAGGCGAGTTTTTGGCCGGCAATCCTGCCACTGGAACGCCGGGCAGCATGCTCACCTCCGAGTACATGAACTCGCAACTTCGGGAATTGAAGAACATCCTGGCCTTCGCCGGCGTAACGCCTGACCCCAATGATGACAGGCAGATTATCAAGGCGATTCAGAGCCTGGTGACAGACGCTCTTTCCAATCGGCCCCGTGTCTTCTCCATACTGAATCTTCCGACCAAAGATGTTGGACCGATCATCGTGTCCGAGTGTGCTGAGGTCTGGGTGTGGTCCGAGTCCGCAGTGTTCACCGGATACCGTTCCCCCCTTTGTGGCCGCCCGCTGGATGGACATACGCTGGTTCCCCTGATTAACGAGATAGACGCGGTGGGCGGCTTGCTTTCCAAGGTGGTGTACGCCCGGCTGTGGGGATACGCCCAAGAAAACAGCCTGGTCGTGTCGCCTTCGGTCTGGGCTGCAAATGTCGGTGCGCACTACTTCGCAGACGTGGACGCAACCAGTTTCCGCGCGCCGGATTTGCGCAACAGGTTGCGCCGGTATTCGGGAACTGACGCTGACACCGCAGCGGTGAGAGCCTTGGGAACGGCGCAGCGCGATGCTCTGCAACAGATCACCGCAAACGCCGGCTTTCGTCCGATCGGTTCTGGCGGAGGTGCCGGCACGGGAGGCGGCGTGGGTGGGGCATTCGGCTACACGATACGCACGGGAGCCGCAGGTGCCAGCGAAATTTCTCTGGGTGTTAATCAGTACAACGCTGACGGGCTGACATTTGATGCCTCGCGGGTCGCGCGCACCAGCTCCGAAACTCGCCCCATGAACACCGCCTACCATCCGCGCATTCATGCCTAGACCATGGCTGGTTTCACGGGCGAGTGCGCGGGCCATCTCCGGGTGAAGCCAAGCGAGTGAATTGCCAACGGCGTCCCCCTCGTAAGGTTGACGCCATTGGAGCTGTAACCCATTTCATTTCTTAGGGAAGTGCAGTATGCAGATGACCGTATTCCAGACCGACAGCGACGGGCTTTTCTTGTACGAGACCATAGCTAATGAGCTGGCCTTGGCTCCCGGCTTCTTCAATATCCCGTACGGTGCAGTTGAGGAGAGGCCGCCCGTGGCTCCGGTTGGCAAGGTGGCCAGGTGGATGGGCAGCGAGTGGTGGCTGGTAGAGGACTTCAGGTTGGTTCCGCTGTTCCTCATCGACAGCATGCTGCCGTACACCATTGGCACCACGGTCGAGGTCTCTGGGGAGCAGGTCATGTACCCAGGCTGGGGGCCGTTGCCCGCCTGGTTGACGGGTCCCAATTCTGAGCACCGCCAGTTGGCCTAGTCACCTGTCGCACCAGAGTAAAAGAAGACGCGGCGGCGCGCCTGGTGCGGGAACACCAGACGCGCCCCGCTCTAGCAGAACTAGCTGCAAGATTGGCCAGGGCCGCGCCACCTGTGCACAGGCGGGCCAAGGCTACCATTTCGGAAACATTTTTTCAAAAATGGCCTTACCTATTTTTCCCTGGATCGGCGGCAAACGCCGCTTGGTCGATCGCCTTCTGCCGTACATCCCTACCCATCAATGTTATGTGGAGCCATTTGCCGGCGGCGCTGCCATGTTCTTCATGCGCCCAACGCCTGCAGACGTGGAGGTCCTCAATGACGTCAATAGCGAACTGGTGAATCTTTACCGGGTAGTCAAGCACCACATGGAGGAGTTCGTCCGGCAGTTCAAATGGGCGTTTTCGAGTCGGCAGATTTTCAAGTGGCTGCAGATGACGCCGGAGGAAACGCTGACGGACATTCAGCGGGCGGCCCGGTTCTATTATCTCCAGCACGCCGCATTCGGTGGCCGGGTGCAGGGTCAGACTTACGGTACGGCAACAACGACATCCCCTGGTTTCCTACTGCGCTTGGAGGAGACGCTTTCGGCGGCATGGCTCCGCTTGGCCGATACCTACATAGAGAATCTCCCATGGGAAGACTGCATGCGCCGCTATGACCGGCCGCATACCTTCTTCTTCTGCGATCCCCCATATTGGGAGACCGAGGGCTACGGTGTCGGCTTTGAATGGGGGCAGTACGAAGCCTTGGCACGTACGCTGGCCGGGCTCAAGGGCAAAGCCATCGTCACCTTGAACGACCATCCGGCCATTCGGGAGCTGTTTCGTGACTTCGTGATCGAATCGACCGACATCCGGTACACGGTCGGCGGCGGTGCTGGGGTGGAACGTCGAGAGGTGGTGATTTTCAGTTGGGACATTCGGGCCGAACCAGTGGCCCTGTTCTAG